AGCCATCAGCGTGCGCTCCGTTCCTTGGCCTGGCGCTGGCGGCGCCATTCCGCAAGGGTTTCGTCCTCAAGGATCTGCAGCTCGGCGAGCACCTCGGGCACGCGTGGGCGCTGCACCAGGCGGCGCATGCGGATGAGGCTTTCCACGCCGGCGTAGTCCAGGCCCGTGGGGGCGTCAAAGCCCACGCGCCACTGTGTGCGGCAGGCATGGAAGACGGAAAGCGCTTGCTCGTGCTCGGGCCAGAGGAAGAACATCTGCTGCCGGCGCGTTGACGCTTGATCCACGGCCACAAGGCCGAAGGCGGCCAGCGCCGCGGCGGTTTCGTCGTCAGCGTTGGCGGGGTCTTCGTCATCGGATTCGGGCGGCGCGTCGTCATCTTTTCCTCGGACCAGCTCACCACGGGCAAGCAGGCGCGCCGCCTCCCTCAGTTTTTTTCCTTGCCCTTGACGCCGCAGGCCTCGATGTAGGCTTTGAAGATCAGCCCGGCCATGCCCACGATGTTCAGCAGCGAGGCCAACGTCGCGGGGTGGAAGGGCAGTTCGGACCCGGCGTCGTCTTGCACGCCCGTCCAGTCCTGCACCACGCCGGTGAGGAACTCGGGCACGGTGCGCTCGTCGCTTTCCACTTCGGCCTTGAGCTGGTCAGCCGGCAGGCGCTTGCAGATGAGCGTGAAGCCGAAGGGCAGCATGCGGCCGCCCGCATCGGGCAGGCGGCCGGCCACGGGCACGGTGATGGTGTCGGAGATGACCAGGCGGAATGCCATGCGCGCGCCCCCGGTTTACAGGCACACGAGCCGCAGCTCGTCATTGCCGGCGGTGGTGGGGGTGAAGCGCAGGCTCTGGCCGATGTGCACGTCGCCTTCGTATTCCTGGTCCGTCGGGTCGATGCGCTGCACCTGGGGCGCGTGCAGAAGGATTCCCACGCCGGCACCGGTGCTGTGCGTGAAGCCCAGCGTGGTGTTGGTGTTGGCGTTGATGTCCGTGAGGAAGGACACCTCTTGCGCGGGCGTGAGGTCCAGCTGCATGCTGCCCTGGACGTTGCGGTCACTGATCTGCACGGCCTGGCCGCCCAGCAGGGCCTTGCGGCTGACGGTGTTTTGCAGGTTGATGGACAAGCCCCGGCTCGGGTACACGGTGCCGGAAGACAGCGCGCCTGCTGCGTAGGTGCAGCCCAGATTGATGTCGCCGGTGTTCACGTCAGTCACCACCTGGGGCGCGCGGAAGGCGGTGAGCGTGACCGTGGGGTCTGCCGTGGCGGTGCGGCCACCGTCCAGGCCCACCATGCTGAAGCGCAGCATGGGCGCGGCGCCTTCGTTCAGCATGATTTCCACGTTGCCCATGCAGCCCAGGGCCACGCGGCGCACGCCGTCCAGGTGGTAGTAGATGGTGACGCTGGAGAAGCTGGCCGAGACGGGCGTGTATTCCACGCGGGCGGGCGTGGACAGCACGCTTTCAGCCATGCCGCAGGCGCGCAGCACGGGGCCCCAGGCGGGCGCGGTGCCGGCGGTGCCGCTGTTGGCCAATTCGATCTCGAAGCCGATTTCGACGAAGCGCGTGCCGGCGAGCTGGCCGCTGCCGCCGAAGAAGGGGCGGATGAAGTTGCGCTCGACGTTGTTGTACGCCAGGTTGAAGGTGGCGTTGCTCACCAGCATGGCGTTGGCCGCGCCGGTGGGCACAGAGTCAACGCCGTAGGTGACCTCGGTCTTGGCCAGGATGGCGGTTTTGCGAATCAGGCGGGGCATGGTGCTTATTCCTCAGCGGCGGGGTTGGGGGCGGCGGCGGGCGCGGGGGCGGCATCCACCTCGGGCAGGCGCTGCCATTGGCCATCGGCCCACGTCCAGCGGCCGCCTGCGGGCGGGGTGCCCACCGGGGTGGTGGACGGCGCAGCGGCAGCGGCGGCGGTGTCAGGGGCGGCGGTCTTGGTCATGGGTTACGTCCAGGCGGCCAGCGTGGTGCTGGTGGTGCGGTGGTTGACGGTGAGGTTGATGACGGCGGCGACCACGGGCGTTTCGCCGTCGTCGAGCTGCCAGTCAATGGCCGGCTGCATGCGCACGTCAATGGCGCCCAGGCCGGCCGGGCTGGCGGTGGACAGGCGCTGCCACACGGCCTCCAGCAGGGCGTCCACGGCGGCCATGGGGTCAGCCCCGCCACTGGCGGCGCGGGCCAGGCACTCCACCTGCACCTGCGTCATCCAGTCGTAAGGCCCACCCAGGATCTGCGGGGTGTTGGCGCGAGACTGCACCAGGCGCACCACCACGGCCTGGCTGAAAGCCGCCGAGACAGGGCGCGTGGTGTTGACCTTGACGTTGCCGCCGGCCACCGCAGGCGCGGCCATGAGTGCGGCGACGATGGCGGCCTGGATGCCGAGGTGGGCGCTCATGGCTAGGCGCGCTCCAGCATCAAGGTGCTGACGCCTGTGCCGTCAGGCTGGTGCGCGGCCACTAGGTAGCTGGTGCCGCCCACCACCGCCGTCTGGCCCACCGGGTCAGCCGACAGGCCGGCCGTGGGCAGCGTGAGCATGGGCCTGGCAGACGACATGCCCACCAGGCCCACCTCGGCTGCTTGCCAGCCGTTGTCGAAGATGGCCGCCACCGGTGCGCCGCCGTTGATCTGGGCTTGGGTGTTGGCCAGATGCGCGAAGACCGCGGTATTGACGCGGGCCTCGATGGCGGCGAAGTTGGCGGGCATGGCGGCGCGTCTGCGGCGTCAGGGCGGCGCCAGATCAGGTGGCGGCGGCCAGGTAGCGGCCCAGCTTCATCAGCACGGTGGCGCTGGGGTTGGCAGCGGCGGCGACTGCGATGCCCACGCAAACCTGGGCGGTGCTGGTCTTGTTCACGACGCTGTTGGTCGAATCCCAGAACAGGCGATCGCCCACGCTGATGGCCAGGGCCGAGGTCTTGGCGATCTCGACCACGCCTTCGGTGATGAACTCGCCGGCTGTGCTGGCGGTAACCGCCGAAGTGGCCACGCCGAACAGGCCGGCGCCGAACATGAAACCAGCCCCAGCAGCCACGGTGGAGCTGGGGGTGAGGGTGAGAACGTCGCCGTCCTGGGTGTAATTGCGCATGATGTCCTCTTGATGTGAAGTGAGGGGGTGCGGGTGCTGTCTGCGGTGTGTGCGGTGTGGGCTGGTGCCCCTGGTGCCGGCGTTTCAGGCCGGCGCCAGGAGCGGGCCGCTCATCAGGCGCCGTTGGCCTTGTAGAGGCCGCGGAAGTCGATGGCCTTGGCGCCGAAGTCCAGGCGGCACTTGTAGGAAACGCCGTCCGTCTCGAAGCCGACATCGCTCTCGATGACCGGGCCTTCGGCGCCGTCCAGGTAGCAGTACTCCACCGTGTCCACCCGGGAGGTGGTGGCGGACAGGTACCAGGCGGTGGCGCTGTTGGCGTCCAGCACGGGCTCGACCACGGGCTCCAGCGCGGTGCGGCCACCGGTGCGGAACTCGTTGACGTTGCCTGGGGTGGCGGGCATGTACTGGTTGCTGGTGAGCTGGTAGGCGGTTTGCTCCAGCGCGCCCGGCACGATCAGGAAGCTGGGAGCCTGGTTCAGCTCTTCGCCCTGCAGGCCCTTCTGCGCGCGCATGGCGGCGCGGGCTGTGATCAGGCTGCTGAGCTGCAGCGCGCTGCCGGCACCCGTGCCCAGGTTGGCGTGGCCGCCGGCCGTGGTGATGGCGGTGGAGTTGAACAGCGCGCCGCCGTCGCTCAGGTTGGCGTTGGCCGTGAGCTGGCTGTAGACCAGGCGGTTTTCCAGGCGGCGGGAGGCGAAGCCGTAGGCCGTGACCAGACGGTCAAAGGCGCGCAGGTCATCATTGATGATGGCCTGGCGCGTGAGGCTGACGATGCGGCCGTAGGTCAGCACGGCGTAGCTCTCGGCACCGTCACGCATGGTGCCGTATTTGAACTCGCCGTGCTCGTTGGTCTGCAGCAGGTCAGGCGCACCGGAGAGCTGCACCACGCTCATGCTCTTGAAGTCCGGCGCGTTCGGGGCACGGCGGGCCCACAGGGCGTAGGTGCCGGGGTTCTCGTCGTAGGCGTTGCGCAGGCGCTTGGTGGCCACGTTGGCGAACAGGCTGGAGAAGTCGCCCGTGGTGTGCATGCCGGGGCTGCGGAAGTGCAGGATGCGGCCGGCCAGCGTCACGCGGTCCAGGCCGCGGGTGTTGACGCCGTGCGCGTCCAGGAACTGCCGGCCGATTTCCAGCAGCGACATGCCGCGGAACTGGCGGCCCGAGTCGTCGAGCTGCGTGCTGGGCGCGACGCGGTGCAGGATGGCCTGCTCAATGCCGGCCATGCGGGTCTGCATTTCGTCGCGCACGGTTTCCACGCGCGAACCCACGTTGCGGTGGCCACCGGCGGCAGCGTCACGCACGGCCAGCTCGGCCAGCACGGCGGCGCGCGCCTGGTC